TAAACAGCTTCAGACCCTTCCTATTGAGTTCTGAGCCTATCTTTGATGGGGAATATGTTTACACAAGCAAAGGTGAGAAATATGTAATGGTACACCAATACAACAGAGTACCAGAATGGAAAGAAAAGATTGAGAGAAAATATGGATAATAATATTTCAGTAGTTACAGCGTTCTATGATATTGGCAGAGGTAACTTACCAAAAGTAAAACATGGTAGAGAATTGCCATGGTATCAACACAGAGGTGTAGATACCTATTTTGATTTTTTTGAAAAATTAGCCAAACTTGAAAATGAAATGGTGATTTATACGACACCTGACTTTGAAGATAGAATAAGCACAATAAGAAAAAATCATGGCCTAGAAGAACTGACGAAAGTTATTACTACGGAATCTTATTTGCCTGAAGGCTTCGAACTGACAAAGGCCATGGTGCAAAAAGTCATGGATGACCCGAACTATTATGGTAAGGTAGTCAACCCACAACTCATAGAATATTGGCATGCCGATTATGTCCTTGTGAATATCTTTAAATCTTGGTATGCAGTTGATGCTATAGAAAGAGGTTTAATTCATAATGATCTAACTGCCTGGATTGACTTTGGGTATGTAAGAAATGATATGGTGATACCCCCAACAAATAAATGGTCATACAATTTCGACAGAGAGAAAATACACTTCTTTAATCAGCACCCCATCGATAAGTATAGGTCAATTGATAGTATCATTTATACTGGAGATGTTTATATTCAAGGTTGTCATATTGTAGCTGGAACTAAAAAATGGAAACTACTAAAACAACTTGTATTGAAGAATGTAGAACTCTTGCTTGAAAATAATTTAATTGATGATGACCAAACACTTCTTCTAATGTCGTATCTATCAAGTCCACAAGATTGTGAATTACATCCTGCTGACCCAAATGATTGGTTCAGAATATTCAGAGCATATAATGATCACACATACGATGACGCATGATTAAAATAATTTCACCAAGAATTCATAATCTAGGAGACTTCATGAATTGTCTTCCTGCGTTATCTGGATTCTACAATAATTATGGAGTAAAAATAAGTCTTAGCATTTGCGATAGACTGCAAAGATTTAGAGGAATAAAAGAGCTTTTGATGCATCAAGAAATGTTTCATGATGTTAAATTCCTATGTGAAGAATCTAATATACCAGAAAAATATATTATACTAGATGACACTGGACCAATTATTGATACTTCGGATGTCAATCCTTATGTAACACAAAAATATGCCAGTTTCATCAATATACAACCAGACTCAAATTTTGAACTAAAAATTGAAGATATTGAGGTAGAAGATGTTGAAGATAAAGTCATCATTGGAGATAGATGGTCACCAAAAGATGCTCCAGATGTAGATGAAAGACGATACTCAAATATGATCGAGAGTGAACAAATTGTACCAAAAGAAAATGCACATTATCTTGATTACAATAAAGATTTGAATTATAATCTAAATCTCATTAAGAAAAATAAGTATCCTTTAATTACCACGTTTACTGGAATTGGAATCCTTGCAGATTTAATGAAAAAAGATTTATTTGTTTTGTGGGGCGATGATGTGAGAAACTGGAATGGTAAACCCGTACAGCATTCTTTCGATAATCATTATTATAAAAATCGTGGAGCCAAATTAGTTTATGTGAAAGATTTTCAATGGATTTAATTAAATTTAATCAAAGATATTATCCTGCATTTCAGTCCGAAGGGAACTCATCTCAGTTTGCAATTCCATTTGCAAAATATTTCTGCAAAGGAAAAGGATATGACATTGGTTGTAATCGTTTAGAGTGGGCATATCCAGGCTCTATTCCCATCGACTTAAATTTTCAAGATCCTTGGGAAGCATATAACTTGCCAGAAGAAAAGGTCGATTACATTTACTCAAGTCATTGTTTGGAACACTTGTCTGATTGGGTAGCCGCACTAGATTATTGGACTTCAAAAATAAAAGACAATGGAATTTTATTTCTTTATTTACCACATTATAATCAAGAATATTGGAGACCATGGAATAATAAAAAACATAAACACGTTTTTACTCCACAATTAATTAATGATTATATGTTAGATAAGAATTATAAGAATATATTTTATTCTGAAAGAGACTTAAACGATTCCTTCATGATAGTCGGTGAAAAATGATTATTAATATTGAGCCTTGGACTTTCGGTGGTCCTATGCGTAATGGTGATTTGATTGCACTGTTGAATTTTATCGTGCATCTACAAAAAGAAGATGCGAACATAAAAATTCATGTTCCCAATAGGTCAATACAAACATCAGAGTATGTAATTAAATTTAGAGATTGGCTAGAAGATAATACACATTTTCTATCAAAAGAACCAGGAACTCATTCTTTCTCCGAAAGAGATGTAAATCTATGGGATTATAGATCAGTTACGGGCGATCTTCTTGAACTAAATTTTAATAACACTATTGAAAATAAAATATGTATTTTCCCTGTCATTGACGCACCATATAACGTATATCGTAACTGGTCAATTGAAATGATAAATGGTATTATCGATCATTACATGAAACCAGAATACGAAGGGTATACTAAAATCTTGGGAATGCAGAACATAGATAATAGAATCAATCAACAAGATTTTGTTGTCTCGACAGACTTCATTCAAAACATTGAACACATTATTACATGTAGTCATTTTGTTGGTGGTGACACAGGAACATCACATTTTGCTGCTGTTCTTCCCGTAAAAGAGAAGTTGAATTATTATTATGGTTCTGTGGGTTTACTGCATACTACGCCGCTATATGCCTTACAAGGAAAAGGAAATATTAATTTGTTTTGGAAAAATAATTGGAGAACTGATTTACTATGAAAATTAAATTATTCAGTCACATGGTAGACATAGGCTGCGGTAAAGAGATCACAGCAGAACAAACAGAACTTTTAGAAAAGACTGGTTTACTTGATGAAATAGAACACGGCTATTTCTTTGCACACTACAATAAAGAAAACTATGCATGGCTAGAAGAAAGATGGAAAGATAGAAAGAATATCGATATTCTACATTACAATCAAGACTATCAACCGTGGTATGAAGCCACCTCAGTAAACTATCTTCAAGAATATTGCCACGAATATGATGATGAATACTATGTGTGCTTTATCACACACAAAGGTGCTAGCCACGGTCCTGGAGGACATCAAAACTGGCGCAAATACATGCAGTATTGGAACATAGAGAAATGGAAAGAATGTGTCGCTAAATTGGATGAAGGTTATGACATGTGTGGTGCTGCATTTTTGAATAATCCGCCGCATCCTTTTTATGCTGGTAATTTTTTCTGGGCAAAAGCATCATACCTTAGAAAGTGCCGTAGATTAAAAACGCCACTTGAGAATATGTTCAAACCACAATTCGAAGGACAACCTCATCATCGTTTTGATCTTGAATGTTGGCATGGTAGTGGTAACCCAAATGCATATGATATGCATCCAGGCGAAACGAATCGTTGGTATTTACCTTCTGAAACATATCGTGAAGATATGGAAGGAACTTTTGTATATAGAACATCCTGAACGGAGAAATTGAATGACGCCGAATGAAATGATCGATGCACTGTCAAAATCAGTGCAACCAAAATATGTTAAGAACTATGATAACTATCAAGAAGGACAGTTCGTACAATATTCAGGACAACTCTGGGACCATAATGAAATATATGCTGCTATTGATACCCTAGTAAATGGTTCTTGGATAGTTTCAGGAGAAAAAGTAGAACAATTTCAAAATGAGTTTAGCAAAAAATTCAATGTCAAATACTCTCACATGGTGAACTCGGGAAGTTCAGCTAATCTTGTTCTTGTTACCGCAGCAAAAAAATATAACAACTGGAAAGATGGAGATGAAATCATTGTATCACCCGTGGGTTTTCCTACTACGATAGCTCCTATTATTCAGAATGGCATGAAGCCTGTTTTCATTGATATTGAACTCGATACATTAAACTTTGATATATTGAAAATAGAAGAAAAGATTACTTCAAAGACTAGAGCAATTTTTGTTTCTCCTGTTTTAGGTAACCCTCCAGATATGGATTTTATTGTTGCTTTATGCAACAAATACGGCCTAACACTTTTGGGTGATAATTGTGATTCTTTAGGTTCTCTTTGGAATGGTAGATTAATTACTGATTACTATGATGCATGGACAACATCGTTCTATCCAGCACATCACATTAGTACGGGTGAAGGTGGTATGGTATGCTCAAATAGTGAAACATTCATCAAAGAAGCAAGAAGCATTTCGTGGTGGGGTAGAGATTGTTATTGCGTAGGAGCAAATAATCTACTTGAATGTGGTACTTGTGGAAAAAGATTTGATAACTGGTTAGATGATTATGATGGTGTCATTGATCACAAATATTTGTTTACTAACATCGGTTACAATCTAAAACCTCTAGACTTACAAGGTGCAATCGGACTAGAGCAGTTGAAAAAATTTGATATGCTTGAAAGCAAACGCAGAGAATACAAAGAAAAGATTCAGAAGTTTATTGAAGATAATATTTCTGGTGCAAGAGTAATCAATGCAACACCAGGTTCTGATCCCTCATGGTTTGGGGTACCTATCTATTGTGAATCCCAAGAAATGAAAGAGTATATGGTATCACATTTTGAAAATCACAAAATTCAAACTAGAAACTATTTCAGTGGAAATATTCTATTGCATCCTGGATATAAACATTTAGATGACTATAAGAAATATCCGAACTCTAATCTAGCTTTGAGTAATGTATTTTTCATTGGCTGCTCTCCACTATACAATGAAAAAGTATTGAAGTACATCGAAGGAGTATGTCAACAATGGTGAACATTTTAGGTGCTGGATTTGTCGGTGGTGAGTATGCAAGACTCACTCCTAATGTAATTGTTAATGAGAGAAACGATTATGAGGTAAAGTCTGATGAGGTTCTTTACTTCATTTCGACAGTAGACAACTATAATGTTTGGACAGACCCTTATATTGATATTGATACAAATCTAACGACACTTATTAAGACACTAGAAACCTGCAAAGGAAAAGACGTTACATTTAACTTTGTAAGTTCTTGGTTTGTATATGGAAATGTTGATTTGCCAGCTAAAGAGACTGCCTACTGCGACCCCAAAGGCTTTTACAGCATCACAAAAAGAGCAGCAGAACAGCTACTCATTTCATATTGTGAAACGTTTAATATTAAATATAGAATTTTAAGATTGGCAAATGTCTTAGGTTCGGCAGATAAAAAAGTATCAAAAAAGAAGAATGCATTGCAATACATGATACAAGAACTACAGGCTGGGAATACAGTTCAACTATATGATGGTGGTGAAGCATACAGGGATTACATCTATGTCACCGATGCAATTCGTGCTATTAACTTGGTTCTACAGAAAGGGAAAGTCAACGAAATCTATAATATAGGAAACGGTATTCCTATTCGCCTAGTTGATGCCATCACATATGCTGCACAAAGATTGTCCTCGTCATCAAATGTAGAAAGTGTTGCAACCGCTGAGTTCCATAAAGTTGTACAGACAACCAACATGGTCCTAGACATTACCAAAATCAAACAATTGGGCTATGTGCAGAACCGTACAATTTATGATATTATAGACGAATTAATCATATAAATACTCAATAGGTAATCGCAGGGTATTGCCAATTGAGGAATTCATGCTAAAATTCAAAACATTTTTAAAAGAAGAAACCACAGAACCAGAAGGCGAAAAGCTCAAACATATTGAGCACCTAGAAGATCATCCAATCAACGACGGAGCCAAAGGCTTTGAACACGCCGTTGGTGCATTGGATCAGGTTCACAATCATATTATTTCTGGTGCCCATGATTCTTCACTTACCATGAAACATGATGGTTCACCATCTATCGTTTATGGACATCATCCAGAAACTGGCAAATTCTTTGTTGCATCAAAATCTGCATTCAACAAAAACCCAAAGATTAATTACACAGAAAAAGACATTCAGCAAAATCACGGTCATGCACCAGGTCTTGTTGAGAAACTAAAATCAGCATTGACGCATCTACCAAAAATAACACCCAAGCAAGGCGTCTTTCAAGGAGATGTTTTATTCTCTAATAAAGATAAGAAAAAAGAAGGCGACAAATACAGCTTCACTCCAAATGTCATTAAATATTCTGCTAATAAAAATTCAGATGAAGGCAAGAAGATAGCTAAAGCCAAATTTGGTATCTATAATCACACCGAATATGTTGGTCCTACAGCAAAAGCTATGACAGCCAACTATAGTCCAGATTTAAGTCATTTTGCGGATCATCCTGATGTTTATCATAGACTACCTGGTCATGATACATCAAAAGTTGTGATGACTAAAACTAACCATACTGAATATGCAAAGCATGTGGCTGCTGCACAAAAGCTGCATGATAAAAATCCTCATATGTATCATTCTATCGATCCTGTTAGAGATCATATGAAAACTTATATTAATTCAACTGTAGATACTCAAGAGAAACCATCAGTTGAAGGATTGCAAAAGCATATTGAAAACAAACTAACAAAAGAGATAGATAAGAAAAAGACCGATGCTGGTAAAAAGAAATATCAAGACCAGCTTAATGGTTTAATTCAGCACACCAATGTGCATAAACAAAATTTACAAAACGTTTTGCAAGTACATCAGCATTTACAAAAAGCAAAAGATGTTCTTGTTCATACGTTAGCACAACATACTGGTGGATTAGATCATGAAATAAAAGGACAATCAGTTAAACCAGAAGGATTCGTTGTTAATCATGAAGGACAAGTATCAAAACTAAATGACCGAAACGAATTCAACAGATTAAATCGTTTAGCAAGAGCAAAATGAAAAAATTTTCACAACTACTAGAAGAAAACCAAAAAAAGCTGACGATGCTGTTTGGTCGTATGAATCCTCCCACTAAAGGTCATGAGGAGAATGTTGAGGGTCTAAAACAAACAGCAGAAAAAGAAAAGTCAGATCATTTGGTCATTGCATCTCATTCACAAGATGCCAAAAAGAATCCTTTATCTCCAGATACCAAACTGAAGCATTTAAAGAGAGCATTTCCTGGTACAAATATCATCACATCAAGCAAAGAGAAGCCTACCATTATGCACCATGCGTCTGATGCACATGCTAAAGGTTATACTCATCTTCATGTTATTGCTGGTGCAGATAGAGTTGATGAATATAAAAGATTACTCAATCACTATAATGGAAAAACTCATGATGAAGCTGGTAGACCGTTTAAACACGGCTCATTCAACTTCAAAAAGATAACTGTATCATCATCTGGTGAAAGAACAAAAGGTGTATCTGGAACAGATATGCGTAATCATGCACAGAATAATGATTACAAATCGTTCAAGAGCAATCTATCTTCTCATATGCAGAAGAATGATAAACATGCTAAAGAACTATTTCATGATGTTCGCAAAGGAATGGGTCTAAATGAAAATGTAAGTAGAGGAATGTTCAAAGCAATCTTTATTACTGGTGGACCTGGTTCAGGAAAAGACATTGTTATTCGTGAAGGCGTTGCTGAACAAAAAGCAGTAGAACTAAGTACAATACAAGCATTTGAATATCTGATGGACAAAAAGAAACTATCAGAACAAAGTAAAGATTTTCGTAGAGAAGCTATTAGAAATCGCTCCCCATTAATCATCAATGGAACAGCAGATAATTTCGATAACATAGCAACGATCAAAGAAGAATTAGAAGAACTTGGATATACCACAATGATGGTATATGTTGATACTCTAAATGAAGTTAGCCGTCAAAGAAACCTTGGACTAAAAAGAATGATCTCAGAATCAGTTCGTGAAGAAAAGTGGGTAAAAGCTCAAGAGAATAAAGTTAAGTTTTACAATATGTTCAATGATTTCAATCTATTTGAAAACAATGATAACTTAGAGATTGTTGAAGAATCTATTAGTGATGTTTACGATCACATCAACGAATTTTTAGATAAAGATAGTTTAAATGAAATCTCTACTGATTGGTTGATGAGAAATAAAAAATTAAATATTAACGAGAAGGTTTCTTTACTTTTTAAGGAGCAACAAAATGATTCAATGGATTCTAAATCTATTCAAAAAGCCAACGTCAGAGCAAAAGGTTGTGGAAAGCATGGAAACCTCCTCTTTGACAATAACTGCCCAAGCTGCCAAATTACCAGAAAAGCAGGAAGACAAGACGATGTTAGAGACGGAGACGTTGCCAGCAACTCCAGTTACATCTTCAGAACCTACGTTGAAGGAAGAGGACCCACCCTCAAAGCCAGCCCGCCGCCCAAGGAAAGCAACTTCAGCAAAGACAAAGAAAAAATAAAGAAAAAAGGATTGGTCGATTCTCCCACACAAAATCAAAGACTGAGAAATGTGGCAGGAATAGGACCTGAATATGACACTAGACAGCAAGGAACTGTATATCCTATGTCTGGTCTAGG